TATTCAGCTAATCCACGTTCTATAACCTGACTCCATGTATCTTCTGTATCTGGGTCATCTAAGAAGTTATCTTCCATGTAATCAAACTTATTGTGTTCATCTCCATCAATCTTATACACTTCACGTAGCTTATTAACAGAATCTTGACCTAAATTCCTATCTAGGTAGCTTTCAAGTGTGTTGGCATAGTATCCTTCACTCTCTACTCCTTTTAAGGCGTGGTCACCAAAGTTGATAGTAAGATTACCATTAGTCAGTGATTTTCTAGCTTCCTCTAAGTGTTCAGCACCTAGTCTCTTTTCTAGCATGCCTGATAATATAACAGGGTGTGATGCTACATGCCATGTTTCCCCGTGTTTTAAGGCATTTTTCTGTATGTTTCTAACATGGTCTGGCACATCATGGTCTAGTTCTATGTGCTCGTTGATATGCTGACCTATGATTCCCCAGTGCTTCTTAATTAAAGAAGAGGCACTACGCATCATTAGGTTAATATTCATATCAGTATCTAGCTCACCCAATATAACATCTTTTAGCTGATGTATCTCTGGATGTATACCTTCTCTGTGTAGCACCCTTCGTAAATCTCTGTTCTCTATATGGTCAGGCACTTGTCTATGACCATGAGGTGTATGCAAGCCTACAGAGGATTCACCAGAATCCTTTCTGGCTAAATGCTTACTATGGGATTCTGGTGTTTCTGGTAAGTGAATAGCTGGGTGGTTGTGGAAATCATGGTCTTTTAAGTCATGTATCCCTTGTTCCTTGAGAGCACTATGGAAATTAGGGTGCTTGTGCACCCCATCAGCCATAGCCTCCTTCATGCTAGCTTCATTATGAATAGTCCTCATCCCATTGCCAGTACTAGCATCATTAGGATTCACCCATTGCATACGAGTGAATATCTTACCATTTTGTCCCCTTACTTGGACTGCTCTCCTTACTAGCTTGGCTGTATCCATAGCCTTCTGCATATTGATATACAAGTCCATGTTATTTACCTCCTATACAAAGTCATATCCAAAATCGTTTCTTGGCTTATGCGGTTCTAAGATACGGTCCAAGGCAATGTATGCATAGGTAAGAGCGCAAACTAAGTGGTCATCACCTATCCGTGTTACTCTTTCATAGATTTCACCATCTTCTTCCTCTACCAAAGTACGCACATTCTTTAAATGCTTAGTAAGCATGTTAAGCTTTTCACTTTCACCAAAGGTTTTAATAGCTCTACTCTTCACATTGTACAGTGTACGTTTCATCTTAACTGTCTTATCTACCCTAACTTTACAACCAACATCATTCCATTGGTCTATTAAAGGTACCTTGCTCTTATAAGTGTCCCAGTCACATGCATAAGTCCTACCCGGGAATTGTTGTATTAAGTAACTATTTCGGTCTGCACCGAAACCGTTATCCGCTACAATAACATCTGGGTCATAAGGTCTTAGTAACGCAGTAAATATGTTTACACATTCTAACGGTCTTGTAGGGTTGTCTTCCACCCAATGTAAGTCTAGTAAGTGTATCTGATTATCCTCAGTCAATCCTAATACAACCATCCAGTTAAAGTAACCCCAGTCTATTCCAGCTACTACCTTTACATACTTACCATAGTCTCTGAATCCTATTGGTTCAGGGTAGTGGATACAAGATAGTACGTCTTGGTCAGTGATTAATAGACCTTCAGAAGCATACGGAATACCAATAACGTAGTTATAGAATAACTGTTTTACCTTATATTGGAATTGGTTACGCATTATCTCATCAGCACTAATCCATACTGCATCTAACTGAGAAATGTGGTAGCCCCTTGTCTCCATACGTGAAGGATATTTAGCTACATACTCACCTTGATTCCATCTGTTTAGCTCCTGTTTACACTTTTGGCATTGGAATCTATATGTTCCATCCTCTATTTGTTCATTCACTAGGTCTACACCATTCGGCTTAATCTGTATGATGTTGTCTTCAAGTGTAAGCACTTGCCAGAACCCACATTTATCGCACTTATGGTGGTAGAATCGTTGGTCTGACTTACCGAATACTAAGTCTACTCCCCTACCTGGTATAGTTGGTGTAGACCATCTTCTCATAAGTCTGTATGCAGATGATTTCATAGACTCTCGGAACGCTAGTTCTACCCCATCCTTCATACGGTCATACTCATCCAGACCTAGAATGTCTACTTGTTGACCTTCCCCTAGTGCTGAACCCCATGCGGAACGTAGGAACAATGAGCTACCATTTGTTAGCTTTTTAAGACGAACGTTATTAAGTTTTCTATCAAGCCTACCAGATAAGTAAGCAGATTCATCAAAGATAGGAGATATACGAGTGTTACTAAAATCCTCCATTTGCTCTTTACGTGGGAACGTGTACATTCCATTGGTCATAGGGTGGGTATCTAGGAACCATATGAACTCTGTAACAGCCATCTCGGATAATCCTAACTGACGTGATTTCCTAACACATTTATCTGGATGTTGGTCATTCAATATATCTATTTGCCAAGGTCTATGTTTAATAGGGTTCTTTTTACTATAGAAGGTCATGGGATTACCCTTGATATATCTATGTTTAAGTGCATGTAGCACAGGTATTTTGTTCACTAAGGCTTGTTGTATTTCACGCTCGTTATATTGCATATATAGTCCTCCTTTTGGGAAAAAATCTAGGCTATATAGGCAAAATAAAAAGATAGAGATACAATATCTCTACCCTTCCAAGCGTATTTAAATTATATTGTTATTCTGCCTTTGCTTGAATCTATTAATTCATTAAACCATGCTTTGTCATTAGTATCAATAGCACAATCAATCATAGATAAGTAATCTTGTGACTTTATGTGTCTGGATACAGCTTGGTCCGTTATACTAAAGTATCTGAAATAATCAATGAATCGTATATTCCCTACAGAGTCTACATATAAGGTATCCGTATCCTTCCGTCCTGTAATGGTGTATACTTTGCCTGCACGAAACTCGCCTACATTCTTATTAGCTACCACACTGTCACCTATTACCATGTTTGAAAATTCTGTAAACTTAATATGACCCTCTGAGTTTTCTACTACAAATGCACCTGATTCTACTACCCAGGATTCTATATGGTAATTATCACCATCGTCGTCTATTATCCTTGGGTCATGGTTTTGGCTCTGTCTTTCCTCTACTAAGTATTTATTACCAGTGGTAAGATATGACATGCCCATAGTATGAATGAGTACATCACCTTTTTTAATTGATTTGTATACTTCTTTCATCCCTATAACCTCCTATATTCTTATTGGTCTTGCTCAGTTTTGATTACGGCAACTGTCTGCTCATGTACTTGTGTTAACTGCACCTGTTGTTTAACTAATAGGCTTAGCTGAGTATGAAGTTCTAAAAGTCGTTTCTCCGTTACCCTACGTTCAGGAGAATTCATCACACATGCTTCCATCTCAGCTATTTGATTCTGCAAATCCTCTATATGGGATTTAAGTTTGTCTGCGTATGGCTTGACTTCCTCTGGTAGACGTTTTTGTACATCAGTGATATTGAAATCAGAAATAGGTAGGTTTTTCAAAAGGAGATTCCCCCTTAATATATAATCTCATGTAAGGCTGATTGTCAAATGCTTTTAACCCAGGTATAATCACATCAAGCGTGTATTCCTTATACTCGACTGGGTATCTTTTTAGCAACCACTGTGGGAACCAACGTTCCTTAAACACTTGCTTCCAGTCCTTAGGAAACTTAATGCTTTCTATGACATTACCATATACATCTGCTTTTAGCTCATATACCATTCTATCGAACATTTGGTCTTTGTATTGCTCTACGTTAGACATGTTCAACTCTAGCATATCCACTGCTTGTCTAGAATAGTGCGTTGACCTCTTAACCTGTAATACCTCTGTAGGTACTAACCTCTCAAACCCATTGTGTCCTATTTGCATAGAAAATCCCTCCTTCTCACATTAAAAGAAGGAGGGAAAGCATTTTTCTCTCTTTTGCTTATGGAGAAGGCTTCAGTTCTTCTCTTAAAGCATTTATTAAAGCATCTACTTCTGTCTTGGTATAGGTAGTGGCAGATGAGGCATAGGAACCTTTAGGTTGATATTTAGTATCACTTTCCGACTTATTATAACTAGCATCAGACAATGCGTAAGAACCTTTGAGCTGGAATTTGGTATCACTTTCTGATTTAGTATAAGTAGAAGTAGATAGTGCATAGGCACCTTTAGGTTGGAACCTACTGTCACTAGTTGTTTTATTATAAAAACCACTTAGTTGAGACTCTACACTAGAAATAGATGCATCTACTATGGCTTGTACTTGTTCCTCCGTAATACCAGCACCACTACCGCCATTCATTGCATTAATTTCTTCTGCTAAACCCTTAACATCTATTTCATCTGTAGATATTTTAAAGCTACTACCTAGACCAGGTAAATAGTTCTTTGCTTTAGACACGTACTCACCCCCTTAATAACTAACAAAATCTTAGAAAAATGGGTAGTGCTCATATGGAATTTAAGCGTGGAATCTACTCCTGTTCCATAGTCATTTGAGCCATTTGTCTTGATATTTCAGACACGGCATCACTATTGGACATTAGTGAGTCTCCATCTAGTCCAGCCATAACATCAGATTCAGTTTTCTTATTAGTTCCTATATCCGCTTCATCATTAGCAGTATTCAGAGTTTCAAATACTCCCTGTAACATTCCTTTAATAGCTGGGTCTGTGATGTCAATAGCTTGACTAATCTTTTGTACTCGAATCTCATCAAAGTCATTAGAGTTCTCTGTACGCTCAGTAGCTTCACCCATAAGCAACAAGTCCATCTTCATAACTTC